AGGAACATTAGAATTCTCATTAAATAAATTATTGATAGTAGTTGCTCTTGACATATTAACGCTATCAAAAAAACCAATATAACAAAAATCATTGTTGTATAAATTACTTAAGGTATCGTTGTTGTATTTCTCAAGGTTGATATTATATCTAAAAAACAAATCATCACTAACATAAATAGAATTATTAGCAAATGTTTCTCTATTTGATACACGATATCTTTCATCAATACCATCATAAAGTGTTTCAGCAACCCAATCATATAAATCAGGATTACCATTTGCCAACCAATATACATTATTATAATTCCATTGAGTAGTGCTAAGGATTAAAAGTAATAGTTGTGCATTGTTTGGATGTGTTAAAAACTTTACATCGGCACAATTCAATCTGTGTTGTGTCATTTGTTTGTAATCACGTACTTTTAACTCAGAGTCATTAAGACGAATTAAAACTTTTCTATTTAATACATTAGTAAAATAACTAACAATCCTATAACTCTTTTGTTGGTTGTTGTTTATAATACCACCAAAGAAATTAGAGTGTTGAGGTTGAGGTAAAATTAAAGCATTGTAATCGTTTAATGAATCAAGGTTCTCAACGTCAATAAGTTTCTTCTCAAAGAAATTAAACAATGGATTACCTGTTAGTTTCTTTAATAAGATTTTATTAACTGCTAATACTGTATAATGATTAGTAGTATCACGTTGAGCAATGTCTTGTAAAAACTTTATCTCAGTTGGAAATGCACCACTTCTTGTTGGGTCTCCAAAAATTAAAATACCTATGTTCATATTATTTATTTTGTTTGTTTAAGTAATCATTCATTGAAGCAAGATAAGCTACTGCATCTAAAATATTATCTTCTTTATGTGAATGTGATTCACGTGATAATTTAAGGGCAACCATTATCATATAACAATCACGTACTGTTATATCTTTGCCTGTTAAAGTTTTGCTAATGTTGGACATAATTTCCATTGATGAATGGAAATCTCCATACTGTCTAGTTTTTTCCTCACTACGATTATAAACTATGTCTTGTGCTTTTTGTAAAATGTTCATACTAAAAATTATTATAAGTGTTATTAAATTGTTCTACTTCAAGATAAGTCATATCATTGATACCAGTGATACGTCCTACACTTCTATCCATATCGTACTCAATAAGGCGGTCAAATTGATTTTTAGTATAGTTATTATACTTTGAGTTGTCTGTGTCTAGAATGTCATCTAAACACCAAGGTTCTTTTGCTGAGGTTTCACCTGAGATTAGTAAATTGGTCATTTAATTATTATTTTTAATAAATATAAACAAACTTTAGAAAAAAGGACAATCTCTGGACAATTATTTTTTTTGTAATTAGTTTTACTATTTGAACTTATTGTTATATTTATTATTATACTTTAATATGACGGACAAACAACGGTGGGTATTAAAGGTTAAATGACTACCACGGGCTCTACACATTAAGTCAATGACCAGCATAAAGAGAAAAGGTCTAGTGTAGCAGATAAGTGATTATTTGTAAAGTTGTTCTCAAGTTTAAGTTTTCACTGAAACTTATTCCATAACTCCCATTTCTAGCGGAAATTATGTATGTCGGTCTAACATTGTTAGGCTGATACCTCAACCCTACCAACCCTTTCTAACAATAAATAATTAAATAATACTTATTAAGATATTTATAAATTATATGGATTTAGATAATTGGATTAAATCTAATTATTTGGAACTAAGAAAAATAACAAGTAGTATTAGTAAATTAAATGACATTGATGATTTATTTCAATTTTGTATTTTACAATTACTAGAGAATAAAAAAGTTATGGAAGTTCCAGATAAAGAAAAATTATTTTTTTATTCAAGGATAGTTAGAAATAATTTTTATTCAAAGTCAAGTCCATATTACAGAACGTATAATAAATTAAAACTAAATGAGTTTAATATACAAACTGAACCTTATGATTTACAACCTGAGAATAATCAGGTAATAGATTTTAAGTGGGTTGAAAAAGAAATTAAAAAACTAAAAAAGACAGAATGGTATTATGCCCGGTTGTTTGAGTTGTATATTGAATCAGAGTGTTCAATATCAAAATTAAGCCAACGAACTACAATACCAATCAATAGTGTCTCAAGGGATATCAATAGAGTCCGTAGACACTTAAACAAACAAAGAAACAATTTACTATGAAAGAATCAATAATTTTAATGTTATTAGAGTATCAAACTCAAATAAAGTTTTTACACTGGAACACATTTGGATACTCAACACATAAATCACTTGGAGATTTATATGACAATTTGTCATCTCACATAGATACATTCACAGAAACAATGATGGGTAAATATGGTCGTCCACAATTTCCAGAAACATTTTCATTGGAGTTCCAAAAACCAGAGTCAATAGAACCATTAAAATATATGAATCAAATATCTGAGTACTTAATCTCGTTAAATGATATATTAAATCCAATGGCAGATAGTGATTTACTAAATATGAGAGATGAAATGTTAGCAGATGTGAATCAAACTAAATACTTATTAACCTTAAACAAATAAACTATGGGATGTGGATGCAAACAACAACCAGCACCAGCGCCAATCGTTTTGGAAGCTAAAGAAGATTACATTGAAATTATTGACCCAACACCGCTTGGCTATAATAGACAAGAAATTACACGGGCCTTGGATTATTTCAATGCTAAGATTAAAAGAGATGATGATAAAAGATTTGTTATAGACCTTCATAATCGTGAATTCTCCAACGAACCTTTTGAGTATGATATCAATGGTGAATTATTATTTAGATTGGAAGATAAAATAAAATATATGCACAGACTTTTAATGTCATATGAACATTCAATCAATAGAAAAAAACAATAAATTATACAATGGAAAATGAGGATAAAAAGAAGTGGGACCCAACGGTTAATTTAAGACCCAAGAAATGGCAGAAAGGTCAATCTGGTAATCCAAATGGAAGACCTAAAAAATTGTATACTCAACTATTTGCGAATAGACAATTCTCAATGAGTCAAATAAATGATATCATTCAACAATTGGTGGGGTTTGAGGAAAAAGAATTAGAGAAAGTAATTGAAGCAGATAATGCGACCATCATTGAGAAGACAGTAGCACAAGCATTATTAAAATCATTACAAAGAGGTAATCTGGATTCAATAGAAACATTGTTAAATAGAATATATGGTAAACCACAAGAGTCAGTGGACATAACAACCAAAGGCGATAAGGTGGATAATAAAATACAAATAGAAATTATTAAAAAACAAATCATAGATGGCAAAGAGTAAATCATCGGACTCAAGGAAAGTATCATTTGGTAAAAGAAAGAATGGTAGTGCACAGAAGTCATTTAACAAACATACACCTAAACCAAAAAAATATAGAGGACAAGGTAGATAATGGGAAAGAAAGCAAAGGAACATAGAAAGAAAGTTAAAGCACGAAATGAAAGAGTTAAAGGTGAATATAAACGTGCAGCCAAGATGGCTTGGGAAAAGTTCGAGGAACTAAAAAAACAAAATGACAATACAAACAACAAAAGTATTTGAGGATTTAATTGAGAATGACCATCGTGTTTGTATTTTTCAAGGTTCATCAAGAGCATCAAAGACATACAACATTTTAATTTATTGGATATACAAATTATTAAACGAGGATAACAAAATATTATCCATCGTAAGAAAGACATTACCTAGTCTAAAAGGTAGTGTATTAAGGGACTTAAAGGAAGTCCTTATTTTATTTAATGTGTATGACCCTAATAAATGGCACGTTAGTGATGGATATTATGAACTAGGTACAAATACGATAGAGTGGTTTTCTTGTGATGATGAAACCAAATTAAGAGGTAGGAAACGTGATTATTTGTTTCTCAACGAAGCCACTGAGATAGCGTATGATGAATACGTTCAATTATTATTAAGAACAAGTGATAGAATAACCATAGACTTTAACCCTAGTTTATGGAAGTGTTGGATATACGACCTTGAAGGTAATGATGATGTGTTATACACCATCACAACATATAAGGATAACCCATTTTTACCACAGGTTCAAGTAGATGAAATAGAAAAACTAAAAGATAAAGACCCTAATCTTTGGAGAGTATTTGGATTAGGACAAAAAGGTGTACCAACAAGAGTTGTATTTACAC